AAGGCACCGGGGAAGATGGGTCAGCGTGCTCGCTTGGCTCAAACGTTTAAGAAGATGCATAAAGGATAAAGTTATGGGCGTGGGACCTTCACTTACGCAGGGTAATAGTGCTCTCGGCACCAGCTCCAGCGCTCCTGCGCCCACAACTAACACCCCTATGCAGGGTAATAGTGCTCTCGGCACCAGCTCCAGCGCTCCTGCGCCCACAACTAACACCCCTATGCAGGGGCAATACGGTTTTTTCTCGGGACTACCGGCGTATGCGCAGGGGTTTAACCCTTATACGCAGCCCTTTATGAGCCAGTTTGCCCCCCAGCAGCAAGGACCACAGGGCGGTTATGGCGGTCCCCCACCTTGGATGCAGGGGCAACAGGGTGGTTATGGCGGTTATGGCGGTCCCCCACCTTGGATGCAGGGGCAACAGGGTGGTTATGGCGGTTATGGCGGTCCCCCACCTTGGATGCAGGGGCAACAGGGTGGTTATGGCGGTTGGGGCCACCACGACTGGGACCAGAACCAGAACCAGAACCAGCAGCAACAGTCTACGCAAACGCAGTCGCTACAGCAGGCTAATGCCCCCGCAAATCCTAACGCTACGACGTTCACCCCATGACAGCTTCTGGTACCACAACTTTTGATCTAGACCTCAACACTATCGTGGAAGAGGCGTTTGAGCGTTGCGGTTCGGAACTGCGGACGGGTTATGACTTGCGCACTGCGCGGCGTAGTTTGAACCTGTTGACTATTGAGTGGGCAAATCGGGGTATAAATCTCTGGACCATTGAGCAGGGTTCGATCCCTATGGTTCAGGGCCAGATTACTTACACTCTCCCTGCTGATACTATCGACCTCATCGAGCAAGTTATTCGTACTCAGCCGGGTATTATTCCGCAGACTGATATCAATATCAGCCGTATTAGTGTGGATACCTACGCCACAATCCCCAACAAGCTGGCCCAAGGCAGGCCCATTCAGGTCTGGATCAATCGTCAGTCCGGTGCAACGTACCCCGGTCCCGATCCGGCAGCGGGTGTCGACTACCCAAATATTAACGTCTGGCCATGCCCAGATCAGAGCAATTACTACACGTTTGTGTACTGGCGTATGCGTCGTATCCAAGATGCTGGCAATGGCACAAACACGCAGGACATCCCGTTCCGTATGCTGCCCGTCCTTGTGGCGGGCTTGGCGTACTACCTCGCCATGAAAATTCCAGATGCCCTGCCTCGGCTTGGGATGCTGAAGGCTGTTTACGAAGAACAGTGGCAAATGGCTTCGGATGAAGACCGGGAAAAAGCCCCCCTGCGGTTGGCCCCACGTCAGCTATTTTTCTAGAGGTGAACCGTGCCTAATAGGTTTGCTTCAGGTAAATGGGCTATCGCAGAGTGCGATAGGTGTGGCTTTCAATACAAACTGAAAGAGCTGCGGCAGCTCGTTATCAAGACCAAGAATGTAAACCAGATTGTCTGTCCGACGTGCTGGGAGCCCGATCAACCCCAGCTCCAGTTGGGTATGTACCCCGTCGACGACCCCCAAGCCCTTCGTAACCCCCGGCGCGATACAACTTACCTTCAAGCGGGTTTAACAGGGCTTCAGGTTCTTACGGTGAGCCCGCCAGACCCGTCTGCGGAGCTATCTTTTGGTACACCGTCTGGCGGTAGTCGTGTTATACAGTGGGGGTGGGCCCCGGTTGGGCTTAACAACCCTTTGCAGTTATCTGGCCTTACGAATAACTTGTTAGGCCAAGGACAAATAGGCACAGTAACTATTACAACATCTTAGGAGTACATCATGGCTAAGGAATCTTCAAAGAGCGATATCAAGCAGGATAAGGCCATGATTAAGGCCATGATCCATAAGCATGAACGGCACGACCATCCCGGCAAGCCGCTGACAAAGTTTGCTAAGGGTGGTAAAACTGGTGCGCAGATGAAGGCTGTGGGCCGTGGTATGGCGAAAGTCATGAACCAGCGCAAGCACATGCGGCCTGTTCGTAAGATGGGGATTTAAGATGGCTGAGAAAATTTACCGGGACCCTAAGTCGGTACCGATTAACGGTAATAGTGGTTATCCGAATAATACAGCTAGTACCCAGACCCAAAAAACTCGTGGTACGGGTGCGGCTACCAAGGGTACTAAAAGCAGCAGCAAACTGGGGTAGCCCGTGAACTACACTACGCTTGTAGGTACTATTCAGGCTTATACTGAAAACGATTTCCCCAATAGTTCGGGGACGGGTGGACTTACGTCTACCCAGCAGATCAACACGTTCATTCAGGAAGCTGAACAGCGCATCTACAACACGGTGCAGTTACTGGACCTGCGCAAGAATGTGACCGGCAACGCCACGGCTTCTAATATGTACCTTACGGTGCCTACGGACTGGCTTGCTAACTATTCACTTGCAGTAATTGACCCGGTTACTGGTGGCTATGATTACCTACTGAATAAGGACGTTAACTTCATCCGCGAAGCGTTTCCGTATCCGGCGACCACTGGCAAGCCCACCCACTATGCCATGTTCGATCAGAATTCATACATCTTAGGTCCTACGCCGGATTCCAATTACTTGGTGGAACTCCATTATTTTTACTATCCGCCGTCTATCGTTGAAGCGGGTACATCATGGCTGGGCGACAACTTTGATTCTGTTCTTCTCTACGGCTCGCTTCTGGAAGCGGGGGCTTTCATGAAGTCCGAAGCCGATACTATGAGCGTCTACCAAAAGCGGTATGATGAAGCCTTAGCCCAACTAAAGGAATTGGGTGAAGGGAAGAATCGACAGGATATGTACCGCACGCAACAGGTTAGGTACCCCGTTAAATGAGCGATATGTCTTTGGTTTTTGGTGTCGATGTTGGCAATGTGATGGTGCAGACCACGTATAATCGCGGGTTTACGCCTGAGGAGATTGCCGAACGCGCACTGGATAAGATTGTGCATGTGGGTAGCAACGCGCACCCCGCTATCAGGGAACAGGCAGAAGCTTTCAAGGATAATATCCGTGCGGTGTTGGTGTATTACATGAATGAGGCCGTTCGGTCTCATAACGTTACTCTGGTTAGCAAGTTCCAGAAAGCAGGCTATCCCGAGCTGGTTAAAATTCTGGATACTTAAGGAGAACTACAATGGCAATTACGCAAGCTATGTGCTCTAGCTTCAAGGCTGAGCTTATGTTGGCCGTACACGATTTTCGTCCTGCCGGTCAGACCGGTGCCAGCACATTTAAGCTGGCGCTGTATACTTCGTCGGCTGCTATCGACGCCAATACTACGGCGTACACATCCTCTAACGAGGTGTCGACTTCCGGTACGAACTATACTGCCGGTGGCAACGCGCTGACTAATCTTGGTGTTACTACGGTTGATACCAGTTCTTCGGCGGGTACGGGGTATACGAACTTCAGCACCCTTACTTTTTCGAACGCGTCGTTCACGGCTCGTGGTGCGCTTATCTACAACACCACACCCAAGTCTAACAGCAACGCCAATACTACGCTGACGAACGCTGCGGTGTGTATTCTGGATTTTGGTGCGGACAAGACTGCCAGCAACGGCGACTTCTCTATTATTTTCCCGTCAGCCACTAATACAACGGCTATTATTAGGATTTCCTAATGGCTCTTGTAGTCGCAGATCGCGTACAACAGACGACGACTACTGCTGGTACTGGTACCGTTACTCTCTCGGGTAGCGTTACTGGTTACCAGTCGTTTTCGGCTATAGGTAATGGCAACACGACGTACTACACGCTCGTGGATGGTAGCAACTGGGAAGTTGGTATCGGTACCTATACTGCATCGGGCACTACGCTTTCGCGCGATACAGTGTATGCATCCAGTGCTGGCGGTACGACAAAGATTACCCTTAGTGGCGGTACTACTAACGTTTTAGTAACTTACCCAGCCGAAATTGCTACTATGCTGGGTAATCCAACTCCGACTGCCGGTGGCGTACTTTACGGAACTGGTACTGCGATTGGCGTTAGCGCAGTTGGCACAGTCAGTGGCTACCAGTTCCTCCAGTCTGCCGGTGCGGCCTCCCCGACTTGGGTTCAAATCCCGTCGTTCAAGGACGTTGCCGTAGCCCCGTCATCCCCCGCGCCCATTGAAGGCGACAGGTTCTTCGACAATACGTCGGGCATCAACTACACCTACATCACTGACGCCAACGGCTCGCAGTGGGTTGAGACCTCCGCTGCCGGTACGCCGACTAACGGCGTCTTCTCCACGATGGCCCTCGGCGGAGCCACGCTGGGGTCTAATGCTCTGGCTGTCACTGGGACAACGGCGTTGTCGTCCACGCTAAACTTCGGCGGTTATGCTGCGGAAGGCACCGTCACGGCTGCGGCAACAACTGACCTAGGAACATCCACAGCCAACCGGCAGAGCGTCACCGGCAGCACGACGATCACCAGCTTTGGCACGGGTGCAAACCTATACCGCATAATCCGGTTTACCGGCGCGCCGTTGCTCACCTACAACGCCACAACCCTCATCACACCGACCAAGGCAAACATTCAGGCCGCACCCGGCGATATTGCTACGCTGACCTCGGATGGCTCGGGTAACTGGACGATTATAAGTTATGCGCCGTTTGGCGGCACGCTGTTCACCTCTGCTTCCGGTTTGACTGGCACTGGCCCCAGCAACATCGGCTCGCTGTCTTTAACACCCGGCAAGTGGTCGCTGTCTGCAATGTATTTTTATTCTGGCAGTGGTGGCTCCATCGCTACAGTTGGCGTCGGGACCACGAGCAGTTCTTTGGCGGGAATGGTTACAGGTACATCGCGTCAAGGTGGCGTTGTCTATACGGCTGGTGGTTTTGGTGGCGCAACTCTTGGCCCGTTCATTGTCACACTGACTGCAACGACAACTTATTATGCCGTTTATACCAACGATGGTAGTGCAAACAGTGATGTCGGCTCTTTTACAGCGCAGAGGATAATTTAATGATTTACCTCATTGAACACGCCCCCTCTGGCGACATTCTCCGCACCTATGACGGCATGGACGAGGAGACTGTCAAAGCCCTCGTTTCCGTCAGCGGCAACCCATACGACATCGTGGACGAGGCGACGTACAATGCGAAGATCGCGGCCATCCCGGTCAAGGCGATATTGGAACCTAAATAATGGCTATCAACTTCCCCGCATCGCCCACGACCAACCAGACGTACACCTTTAACGGGCGTACTTGGACTTGGAACGGCGTGGGCTGGCAGGCTACGGGATCAATCGGCCCCACGACGTATCCGGGTACTGGCATTGCAGTGTCTACTGGCTCGGCGTGGAACACATCCCTGACGGCTCCGAGCGGTGCGGTTGTTGGTACTACTGATACCCAGACCCTAACCAATAAGCGCAATACTTTGCGCGTCTCTAGCACTGCTTCAGGGTCAACTTTGACCGTCGATATTAGTTCTTTCGATGAATATGCTTACACGGCGCTTGCGGCCACTTTGACCATTGCTGCGTCCACGACAGGCACCCCGGTCAATGGCGACAAGATGATCATTCGCATCAAGGATAACGCTACTCCGCAAACGCTGACTTGGACGACAAGCGGCGCAGGCGGCTGGCGGGCTATTGGCGTGACGCTTCCTGTCTTAACAACGGCAAGCAAAACCATTTATGTTGGCGCTATTTACAACGCCCTAGACGCTTTCTGGGATGTCGTAGCCGTGACGACGCAGGCATAACATGGCTAATAGATATTGGTTCTCTAGTGTTTCGGCAACTTGGGATACCACAACAACAGCAAGTTGGTCTGCTGCCGCAGCGGTAGTGTTTACTGGTTCTTGTAGCGGAACAGCTTTAACTACGACGGGATCGCCATCTCTTGTAGTTGGCATGACTGTAAATCCCACATCCGGCCTTTCTTTAGGCACTATTGTTAGCGGGTCATTAAACTCTTGGGTTGTATCTGTTGGTGGGACATTTGCGTCTCAAACCATGAGAGCAGCAACCACAGGTGCATCGGTTCCTACTGCTGCCGATAGCGTTATTTTTGATACTGCAAACAACGCAACTGCCACAACTGTAACGATGTCTGGCTCATTAACTTGCCTTAACTTTACAGTAACAGGATCAACTTGGACGTTTACTGGTTCACCTCCTATATTAGCAATCTCTGGAAGTATGGTTATTAACAATTCTATTATTTGGGCGAACGTCTCACTATCGCAAATAACATTTAATTCTACGACCACTGGAAATACTGTAAAGACAGGCGGTGCAACTATAAATGGTAATATAACTTTTAACGGTGTTGGTGGCGGCTGGACATTAGCAAGTGCCCTTACATTAAATGACAGTCTTAATATCACTGCTGGTACGTTTGATACATCAGCAACTAATTATTCCGTTAGTACTCCCGGCATCAACTCTGTTGGAGCCAGTACACGTCAGATAAACCTTAATGCGTCTACTGTAACCCTTAGTGGCGCAACACCATTTACCTATACTGGTAGTGGACTTACGCTTAATGCCGGTACATCTACCTTATCGTGTACTGGTACAGCGGGTGGCAATTTTGTTGGCGGGGGGCTTACGTTCTATAACGTAAGTTATACGGGCACTGCGGTAGGTGCCAGTGTATCAATAACTGGTGCTAATACCTTTAATAACTTAACATTCCCCACTGTTATTAATGCCCCCACAATAGTTACTTTTAATGCCAACCAGACCATAAACGGAACATTCACACCCGGCGGTGGTGCCACTGCTATACTGCGTAGAAGTTTTTTCTCCAGCACAATTGGAACAACAGTAACTTTGACTTTAGCCTCTGCCGTAACTGCTAGTAACTGTGACTTCAGAGACATCACGGCAGCGACTTCGGCTATTACTGCAACAACTGGTGGCGGTAACTGTGGCGGCAATACCAACATTACGTTTCCGGTTGCTAAGACAGTTTATTGGAACTTGGCTGGCGCACAGAACTGGAACGCAATTGGCTGGGCACCGGGTAGCGGAGGAACGCCTGCCGTTGCTAACTTTCCGTTGGCTCAGGACACGGCAGTATTTGACAACACCGGCAGTGTAACCGGTACGATAACTATTAACAGCACTTGGAATATCGGCACTATTGATATGTCGGCGCGTACAACCGCTATGACGTTGGCAAGTGCATCTGCTAATGTTGTTTATGGTAGCTGGAAGAATGGCACCGGAACTACACTCTCTGGCACCGGAACAAGTACCTTTGCTGGTCGCGGTACTCAGCAAATTAGCGGCAATAGCCCGACATTTACCCAAGCCATCCTTTTTAATAACATAGGCGGAACTGTTCAGCTTGCGAGTGCAATTAAAGCTAGCGGACTTGTCACACTTACCATAGGTACGTTTGATCTTCAAAGCTATACGATGACCGTAGGTTCCTTTAACACCAACAACAGCAATACTCGCACATTGGCGTTTGGCACTGGAACACTAGCAATTACTCTCACTGGTGGTTTTAACGCAACTACAGCTACTAACTTGACCACGACGGGTAGCGGCACAGTATCTATGCTTTTTGTTGGGACTAAGTCATTTGTCGGCGGCGGCGGCACTTATAACTGCACCCTGTCACAAGATGCCCTTGGTACGCTGACAATTAGTGGCTCTAACACATTTAATACTATTACCAACACCGTTCAACCGGTCATCTTTAAGTTTACTTCTGGAACTACTCAAACAGTAACTAATTTTACTGTTAACGGCACAGCCGGTAATCTAGTTACTATTAACAGCAGTGTTTCTGGAAGTTCTGCCTCGTTATCTAAATCCAGCGGCGTAGTAAGTGTGGACTATCTATCTATTAAAGACTCCGCAGCTACAGGCGGCGCTACTTGGAACCCCGGCACTAATAGTGTTAACGTATCCGGCAATAGTGGCTGGTTGTTCCCGCCTCCAAATAATTTCTTTATGCTGTTCTGAGGCACACCTGCCCCCTACGTCGCACCGGAGACACCATGAAAAAGACCCTGATCGTCCTAGCCCTTCTCGCCGCAACCCCGGCTGACGCCTCACCGTCCCTTGCCATCTGCCACACCCCCTACGCCCTCTGCGCCTCCAGCGCGACGGTGGCGGTACCCGGTAAGACGGTGACGGTGAACGGTAAGGTTTTCCCCATGGGCGTCTCGGTCTGCCCAGTCCTCAAGGGTGCCAGCATTGCCGACCTGAGCCTGATGGGTGGCTCCTGTGAGGCCCCCAAGGGCAAGGTCTGGTCCTTGTTCAGTAACGCCACAACCTACCCCGTCGCCCCGTCTTGGAAATCCGTCACCGTCACAAATCGCGTCTTTACCAGCACGGCAAAGCCGGGTGGCGGCTTCTCCAACATGTGGTCGATGATCTGCACGGTGCGCCCCAAGCCAGTAAACGGCGCGACCTTGGCCGACTGCGTAGGCCCCATGAACGAAAGCCCGTGGACATCGACCACCGTCCCGGCTGGTGCTACTATTGGTACTGCGGCTCCTGTAGGCTTCCCGAACCCGGTTGGGGGTAATTTCCCCTGATGTCCACGCCGCCCGTTGTCCCGTTGATCTACATGATCGTAGTCTGCACGTTGGCCATAGTCCTGCTGGCGGTCAT